TTTTCCTATATGGTTCATCGGTCTCATCTTGTGACAGAATACTTCTGCCACGCTGCACAGTTGGTTGTTTAAGCCAAAGGGCATATCGGATGTGATCGTCACGTTGCTGACCATCCCTATATTTGTAGGAACAGTAACGGAACGTATAAGTACCATGGTTAGACCGCTCTATCCTGCTAAGTTCAACAGGATACAGACTTCGCCATCTTAAAATGTCTTGGGTTAGACCCTTGACACCGGCATCGTCTGGGTAGTGGGGAGGCACAAGTTTCATTTGTATTTTGTGCTTCCTGAACAGACTAGCAATTACACGCCACAGTTCCTTGTCATATACGTAGCTTAGCTCTCCAAAGTACAGGATGTACTTTTCTACGAGAGCGTTTGTTATAATATACAACCAAGGCTCAAGTGCTGATCTACTGGTTGAGCTAGGGGCCTTAAGGGTAAAAGGCCTAACGTCGTACCCTGCGAGGTAATCTCCCCCGCAAGATTCTCTGAACTGCATTGGTCCATCATAGAACGACTTATCGTCATTCACAATGAAACCAATCCCACCCATGACGCTTAGATACAACTTCGCGGCATAGGTAGGTAGGATACAGTCATCACCGAAGACAGAGCAACATCCATAAAGATGATCCCATCGTGGGAACATCGTGTTGCTTGTCTTATTGTTGATGGTGAATATCGTAGCCATGGCATAAGCCCAGAAAGTTAGAGTTTCCAGCGGAAAGGTAACCGCGTTTCCCATGGTGGAAATCATCTGAAGCTTTTCTCTAGAACCATTTTCTAGTTCTGTTGAATCGCATCTTAGATCCCAAACCATGTCGAACCACGCAGGTGGTAGTAACCACCGTAGTAACTCGATCGAGACACAATCAGAGGCAGAGCTCCAATCTATTGTCGCATCTTTTAGCGATATAGACGAGAATTTAGCCCACTGTTTATGCCTGTCGGGGAGACTCATAACGTTAAGACCAACCGTTTTGAGACGCTTATACATCATCTGCATCAACCCCTGCTGAAAGAACATATTAGCAGTAGGTTCAATACAGATGAAGCGCCTCTTTTCGGTAGTCTTATCGACTGTTGTAGCTCGTGAACCTTCAACCGTCTCATACCATTCGGCCAATGGCCGTTTGTCATTGAAGTTATCAATGGCTCTCCTAAGACTTCCGTCATAGGTTAGGTAATCGACAATATAAGGTTTAGCACGTGTCGTAACAGACATCGGAAGGGTGAACTTTGCCTCGGGTGAAGTATCTCTGTAAGATACCCCAAGCGAAGACCCGGAACTATTTCTAGCTTCGGTGTACATCTCTTCCAAGCTAAAGGAGCCCAACACCTGATTTACTAGGTGTTTTGCCCTAAGGTGGATTTTATCTTCCACTTTAGTCGAGGACTGGATACGGGTTAACTCTTGAAATGATCCTTGACGGATCAAATCATTTGTCTGGCCCATATGCAGGTTTGTCTGACGAAATTTGTCAAACGCTTCTGCTTGTAAACGGTCCTTGTCCGATGTTAGTGAACAATACTTCTTTAATATATCGTTCACTTGTCTGTTAAAGGCGTAAGCCACTGTGCTATCATTGACGCAATACGCATGTTGCGCGTCCATGAAATCACGACTTAAGGCCTGGCTAATTGCTGTTGCAATTTCGTCAGGGTTAAAGAGCTTCCTCTTTACTTTCCGGTGTTTTACTTTCATTTGGAGTGTTCTCCTTCAATGATTGTAGCGTACAATCAGAATACCCATCATGGGCCTCTTTACAGAGGAAGCTTTCCAGGTTTGGAAACACTTTATTCTGAGGCCAAGCGTCGTCCCATGTTGCCTCAATGTATGAGGCATGCTGAGTTAAACCGTTGGTTCTAATATAGTTATCGTACGGATCTTTGGATAAGTAACCAAAGAGAGCCGTGCTAACAACCATAATGAGGCCAGCGATCCACGCGGCAAGCATGAGACTAACCCAACGATTGCTGTTTCCAGAACGCGTCAAAATCTGCGTCCCGGAGCAGCTGTGCACCGAGCTCGATTAGAGCATCTACTTCTGCGTCCGTTGTTTCTGGATCGCAAGAAATAGAAATCTTGACCGAGTTCGTTGTATAGTTTCCGTTGTCAAGTGCCAAAGGCACTAACACAGAAACATTACTGCGTCGTTGAGTATAACCGTTTGGTGCACTAGAGTTTACAACGGGGTCCTTCACCGAGAAGCTGATGTTGGTTGCATCGATGAAAGCAGAGCTATCATCGAGAACTACTTTAGCTTCGTTGAAGGTGTCACCCTTAACAATAAACCCAGTGCTTGTACCACCGGTACTTGAGGTTGTACCGCCAACGAGGACGGTACCTGATGCTATAGACATAACGTATGTCTCCGGTTAGGGTATCATCACCACCACCTGGCTGAAACAACCAGGGCGGCAAGTTCTGATACTTTGGTTGCCGAATCTACCAGCCCTTCAAGATCTAATGAAGGAAAGGTATCACGGATGGATGGGTTCCAGACTTTCCGATCGTATGTAAAACTCTCATACTTTCGAGTGTTGCCAGAACCTGTACTGGACCATTGAGCAGTAGCAGTATAGCCGGTATATGTGCATTCCTGCACTATTTTATCCCGGTTAGTGACTGAAGCTGCCAGTATCTTAACATTAGGATCAAGCATGTTGATTACACCCTTCGAAAAGGATGTTATATCAAACATACGATCGACCATAAAACTTAGTGGCACAACCTGCCAAAAAGTCGTTGGCCAATCCTTGGGCCTAAAGCCTAGGCGGTACTTCCAATCATAAATGGGGTTAGAAACCTCATAAAGTATGGAAGCTTTGACAGACGATTCACGTTGTGATCTCCTATCAAAGTTATGGGAAGTGGCTGTCAGAATCGAATCGGACACCTCAGCGGTGTCTACATCGAACCCTCTCGCGGTTAAGCGAGGAGGTTTAACTGGAGCCGATTTAACGACGTAAGCATCTATAGCGTCCATTGCTGAACGATATAGAGGAGAAGCAGCAAACCTATATTCCAACACAAACTTGGAAACTTCTTTATTCCAATTATGGTTGGTAATACGGTAGCGTTTTCTCTTAGCTTTCGCTATTTTACGTCGCGATCCCAAAGTGAGGTCTAGAATGCCCTTTACAGGGTTCTTAAGAAACTCAAGAGTCTCTTTAAGTTCTAGTGTATCCTCGCCAAAGGCAAACGGTGTATTATCAATGTTTGCTAAAGCCCGCTGCATTGCACGTTCCTCGAACACCGTCTGTGTAGACGGTGCGGCCAGGTAATTCGCACCAGAGGCTGCCATAGTATAGGCAGTCATAGGTCCGTTTTGCCAAACCGTAACCGAGGTACCTGTGTACGGCGGATTATAGCTCACAATACCACTAGCTGATTCCTCAGTAGTGGATACACTCGTATAAACACATGGGTTATTGATTATCTCACCTGCAGCAATGCGGGCTCGATAATTGTCCGTGACAAAGTCATCTATAGACTCGACCTGCGAGAGAGTGATTAAATCACTCATCGCTATAGGAGGGCCCGTTCCAACTGTGTAGTTTGATACTACGTCATTGTAAACGGGACCTCTAGTTCGAGACCTACTTCTGGCTTTAGTTGTCATGGTCAATACCTCTCATGCGTGTTAAGATCTAAACCACCCTAAGGGTAGCTATCGTTTTAAAGATAAACGGTAGACTTCCCGCCCCGCGATTGTTTTTCCTATTTGTCAATCAAGACTATTAGGAGTAAACAACCGGG